CAGGAACACAGGCGACTGGAACACAGGATACGGGAACACAGGATACGGGAACACATGCGACGGTTCTAACGGTGTGTTTTGTACCGAGCCGGATATGAATATTAGAATATTCAATCGACCGTCCGGAATGAGCCTGCGAGATTTCTACAGAAGCAGATACTATGAAGCATTATGCAGTGCTCCGTTCATGCTGACAGAATGGATTCCATACACCGAAGAAGAAAAGAAAGCTGACCCAGAAAAAGAAATGATTGGTGGTTATCTGAAAGAATACACTATGAAAGAAGCATGGGCGAATTGGTGGGGAAAAACGTCAGAAAAGGATAAAAAAATTATACAAGAGATTCCGAATTTTGATGCAAAGATATTCAAAGAAATTACAGGTATTGAGGTAAACAATGACACCGAAAAAGAATGATTTGACACCGCAAAAGGCAATGAAATGGTTTGATGAAATCAGAAAGATAAGCCTCAAGCGAGGCGGGGATACGGCTACAAAGTACGAGATTCAGTACATGTTCAAGTACGCTGATAAGTTGATGCAGTACCAAGTGCCGATGGAGCCTGTAAACATAGACGAGGACGGACACTATTTTGAATGTGCAAGATGCGGGCAGGCTTTCCGGTCGGAGATGGTGGCAGAAGATTTTGTGTTTTGCCCGCTCTGCGGGCAGAGGTTTAGAAACAATGAAGTATAACAAAACATGCGCATGCTGCGGAAAGGAATATATATCAGACAGAAAAAACGGTCGTTTCTGTTCTACGGAGTGCCGGAACATCATAAAGAGCAAAGAAGAGGCGGAACGGTATAGACGAAAAAAGGCAGAAGCCGAGATAGCAGCCGAGATAACAGAAGTAAAAGAAACCCTCGCTGAAACCGTCCAAAAAGCGCGTGATATGGGCATGAGTTACGGACAGTACAAAGCCATGATTTACAAGAAAATGAAAGGAGTATGAAATGAGTTGGTGGAGTGATAAAGAGAAATTCGATGAGTACGATCCGCCGCAGTGCGAATTCTGCAAAAGAGGGAACAGCTACGAGGAATGCGAGCGGTGCAAAAGATTACATGACGAGGGTCCTTTGGAGGTGATGGCAGATGACGAATTATGAACACTACAAGAAACAAATTGAAAAATTCACAAGAATTGGACAAAAAGTGGCGGTCAAAAAAGACACGAATGAAATCATTCCTTGCGCCGATATCGTGTGTGGTGGATGTTTATTTGGCACTTATGACAGTTGTACAAAAAAATCTATGGCATGGGCTGACGCTGAATACATCGAACCAGAAGTTGACTGGTCGAAAGTGGCTGTTGACACACCAATTTTGGTATCAGACGATAATGAACGTTGGTATCGCAGTTATTTTGCTAAATATGACAACAACGATAATCAAGTTTGGACATGGCGAGGTGGTCGTACGAGTTGGAGCATTAATTATGATGGTGCTTATCTTGTGAGTAATAAAGAAATTTGGAAATATGCAAAACTAGCAGATGTATAATGATTGGTAGGTGAGCAGGAATGACGAACAGAGCATACATAATCTATCTACTGCTGGACGGATTGGGAAACGAAGCAGATTCCAAGCGCGTAAGTAGTGATGACGACGGTGCATCATATGAAGCAATGGTATATTACAATATCGCTTGCCCTTATTATGAAGGTGATAAAAGATGTCATTGTAAAAATCACGACATTGGCAGAGATACTTGCTATGCCTGCAAAGAAGAATGGCTCAATAACGAGGTAGATGTATGAAAACGATTGACATAACGGAACTGCTGGAAGATTATGTACGCCTTCTTGAAAAAGGCGGCATACCGCGAGGAAGCACAGAAAGTAAACTGATGTTAGAAGCGGCAGCTGAAATCAAAGAACTGCGAAGCCAGTTAGAATTTCAAATAAAACTGGCAGACGATAATAACAATTCAAGGCTGCGGCTATTAGATGTTATCGGAAATTGCAGGGATCTGTATGAAGAAACGTGTAAACAGATAAGAGAAGAACACGTTGACGATTCTGTATGTGGTATGTGCATAGAGGACTGCGATCATGGCTTTGACGGCTATGAAAATGAATGCAGCGGATTTGAAGAGGACGATTGTTTTCGATTGAACATAAACAAGTTCAATGACATAGTTTTCAAGAAGAAAGGTGCGCAGGAATGAACCGTAAAACCATTAAAAAATCTGAACGAGAACAAGTCCACTTGAAATATCACGGACGCTGCGCCTACTGTGGTAAGAAGATTGCTTACAAGGACATGCAAGTAGACCACTTGATACCGTTAGAGGGCTATCGCGAAAAGGGTACGAATGATTTTGATAATCTGATGCCCGCCTGCCGCAGATGCAATCATTATAAGCGAGCAAATAGTCTTGAAGGCTGGCGAAAGATGATTGAACAAATACCAGAGAAACTGGAACGTGACATCTATATCTACAGGGTGGCACTGGATTATGAGTTAATTGAACCGAAACCGCACAAGGTATGCTTTTATTTTGAGAAAGAAGGTGAGCAGGAATGACGTATAAAAGAGCAAAGCCATTCAGCAACGGAACAGAGTATGAAATATTTAGGTATAGCTATTGTGATAACGGATGCATCCATCATATTGAGCGAAAAAACGATGGATTCCCAGAATTGCTTGAAAACGGTGGATGCCCGATAGAGGATGGGATGGAATGTGCCAGATTCAATATAAAGTTATTTCCAAATGTTCTGGTGGAAATATACGATGACAATAAATGCGTCTGCTGGCATCATTGCCCGTTTTTTGTAAAGGCAGGTGAGCAGGAATGACTTATGAGGAAGCAATAGAAATCATTAGTAGCAATATTTGCTATAACATATTAGGGTGCATGGATGGCATTTGTAAACATACGGACGAAAAACCATGTGCTGTGCAAATGGCACTAGAAGCGCTGGAAAAGCAAATTCCGAAGAAACCGCTATTCGAGGGCGATGGATATTGGAGAGGGGAATTAGTTTACGACACATGGATTTGTCCGAACTGCGATACAGACTACGAGGTGGGAACAGACACGCATAAATACTGCCCAAACTGCGGGCAGGCTATAGATTGGAGTGAGGAATAATGAGCTTTATTGCAAGAATTTGGGTCCGGGAACTTTTGGGATCCGTGCTGAATGAGGAAGAATTGAATGAAGAAATAAAGAGAATCAACGCGATGGACGAAGAAGAGTTTTCAGAGTATGCAAAAACGCTTGGGTCGGATCCGATCAAGGAAGATATCCATGCCGACATTTGTCAGATGCTACATGAAACCTACAAAGCAAAAAATGCTGATTACGGCGATAGTTTTGCACTGGTACGAGGGAAATATCCAAACGCAATTTTAATCCGCTTGAACGACAAATTAAACCGCCTAGAGACATTAATGAACGGAGGTAAACAGCACGTTGATGAATCCATTGACGATACATTGTTAGACCTTGCGAATTATTGCATTATGGAACTAGTTGAAAGGAAAATCGATGACTGAATTATCAAAAATCCAAGCGTTAGCAGACGAAGAACTGAAAGAAGCAAATGAGAAAAATCCACTGTTTCATTCATACCACGAAGCCTATGCGGTGATTTTGGAGGAATTCGAGGAATGTTCCGAGGAAGTGTCCGGCATGTCTTTGTGGATTGCCAAGATGTGGGAAAAAATCAGATATAACGATGAAATAGAATCTACCATGACCACAATTAAATATCATGCACTGCATGCTGCTGCCGAAGCTATTCAAGTGGCGGCTATGTGCGACAAGGCGGTGATGAAATGAATGTACCATGCTACGGATGCGAACGCAGGGAAATAGGCTGCCATTCGTCCTGCGATGATTACATGATTTTCACAGTAGAAAAAGAACGCAAAAAAGAGGCTGAATATAAGGCAAACATAGCACGTGGTCTAGCTACTGCTTACAGCCGCGAACGATATCACCGATTATCCGGTAGAAAGGATTGATATGGGTAGAAAATATCGCAAAAAATGTGACAAAACGGAAAAACGGTTCTACAATGCGATAAATGACTTTATATCAGATTGCAAAAAAAAGGAAATAGAAACACGTTTTGTCGATGATGAACACGCACATTTAATATTTTTAGTAATCAAAAAAGATGGAGCTGCTGTTACGCTTTCATATCCGAAAAAACTCGTATATTACGAATACGACATAGCAGACATCACACAAGGATTTTGTGATATGATGCATATGTTTGAAGCGCAATATGAGGAGAAAAATCATGGTAGAAAAATACTATAACTTCGACGTTGACCGGTTCCTATCAGACTATGACAAAAACGTCAGAATACTGGCGGAACTGATCGCAGAAAAAGAAGCTGCAGCCGATTCCGGCGGCATGGACTATTCCCATGTTCGCGGAAGCGGAATATCGGACCCGACAGTGCAAAAAGCGCAGCGCAGGGAAAAAATCGACTGGGAAATAAGGGAATACCAAGAATATCTGAACGCATATAAAAATCTGACATCTGCTTTAGATGCAGACGAACTGTTGATGATCCAGTACATCGCGCAGCAGAAGGGAGCGAAGAACTTCGAAGACCTCAAAAGCGCCTTAGGATACGACAGAACTGCAACCTATGACCGATTGAGCAAGCTTAGAAAAAAACTCCGTAAAATCGCCGATTACAAGGGCATAGAAAGGGGATAAAATGGACAGAATAGGAGAAGTGTTCAAAAAACTAGGCTATGAGTCACCAATTAGAATCATTTATGACGGAATAGACAAGCAAAAAGAACAGATCGAAAACGATGTCTATTCATTTGTCAGAAAATATGGCATCTATGTCGAAAAAGACGAACTGATAAAGGCGTTGGAGTACGATCGGCAGCAGTATGAAGCAGGCTTTGCGGACGGGAGAAAAAGCGTAAAGATTGAAACCACAGAAGAAATTGACCGGCTGATCGCAAGGCTTGAGGAACTGAAAAACGAGTTATAAGAAAAAAGCAAGGTGTTATGCCTTGCTTTTTATTTGACGAAATCAACAGTTTCGCCGCCTGCATCTATGGCATAGCCGTTGATACCATAGAACCATGTTAGACCGGCGCAGGTGATAAATGCGCTGTCACCGTCGCCGTCGGTTTCGATGCTTAGATGGTGCATCGTCCATACATGGCTTACTAATGCGATGGTAAAAACCATCAGAATTACTGTAATCGCGCTTAATACCTTTTTCATTTTTCCCTCCGTTTCGCTCTTGCTCATCAGTGCCGGGCTTTTGCCCGCCCGGCGGGGCTGTTTATTAAGCTAATTGCATCTGCTGCTGAAACTGGAAGCTGACGCTTCCGTATGTTTCTCTGATCTCTTCCATGCTTGACGTTCTCTTGTGGTATCTCTTGCCGTCCTCCGGATAGTGCCATGACCACATACATTTTTTAGCTGACCACTTGCAGCCGATGGCTTTCAGTTCGTCTTTACGCGGCTTTGTGTCTCCGCTGATCCATAACCAACGACCGCATAACTCGACGTTCAAGCCCATTTTTAACAGGGCGGAAACGATGTTGATGAAGTCCTCCGGGCATTCGCTTGTAGATTCTGCCGCGGTGTAGGTTTCCTGCTCCGGCTTGTGGCTTGTGTGGATGTCCTTATATTTCTTGTGCAGGTCCGCATATTCTGCGTTAATCTGCTTCATGATGTCATCACTGCCGCCGGTAATGTCGCTGTGGTATTTCTTCGCTAATGCGAAATACTGTTTTTTTAACTCTTCGATGGTGTTGATGTTCTGAAAAAATCTCATTGTTGTACTTCCTTTCTTGGTTGGCATACACTACAAGCGGTGTATATATTTTTTAGGGATTGTTATCTCCCTAAAAAATCTTCGATATACTCTTTTATAATGCCCGCTTGTGATATGCCATCGTTTTTACATTTTGTTTTGAAATCCACCGCCATTTTTTTTGGCAGTCGGATTGTTATTGCTGTTAGGTTTTCGGCATCCCATTTGCGGTTAGCAATTTTCTTTGCTTCCGTATATTTCTGTGCCATTTTTATACTCCTGATATGTTTTGATTGTTTTGTCTGCTTCTCGCTTTCTTTTAGTGCTTTCCGCTTGTGCTTTTATCCATTCGATATGAGTGTAAACTAATTCAAGTTGTCCGGTTCCGAGATTCGGAAGTTCTGAAATGATTTTGTTTATTAGTTCTACTCTTTTGCTGACGCCTGCTTGATCGCTGTATTCAGTGAACCAGTTGTTTAAGCCTTTTTCAATGGCGTTTCTAAACGCTTCGGAATCCCTAGAAAACTTCACTCTCGCAGAGTTTTCACTTGGTGTTAGCCATCTGCAATTATCTGGCGAATACCCTTTCTTGCTGTCGATTCTGTTTATTGTTAGTTTATCGGTGTAGCCATTGAGTTCAGCCCATTCTTTGAACGAAAGGAAGTCATTCTCCCATTCTTCACAGACTTTGATTCCTTTCGCTCCGTAGAACCTAAAAGCAGGATCTTTTTTTCGGTTGCATCTAGATCTCATTTTCGACCATATAGAATACAATCTTGTTCCGGATTGACCATGCGATGCTCTGCCCATTATCTAAAATCCCCCTCTTTAAAATTCTTCATTTTTTTCTCCTTTCAATCGCCCTTGTGGCGTTCCGCTCTTTCGTTGTATCCACATCATAGCACTGCAATCGGTGTATGTCAACCCATTTTTTAAATTTTTTTCAAACTTTTTTCGGCAAAACCCGCAAACCCTTGAAAAATGCGGACGTTCCGCGGACGAAAAATCTATAGAAATGTGGTACAATAGTAGTGGGTAAACAGGTTTTTCATTGTTTTTTGACCTCCTTTCAACGCCCCCGCAATGGGGGCAACGGTTATTGCCGACCCCTAGGCGGGCGGATAACATAGAACAGCGCAGCGTCACCGATCGGGGGAATGACGGCTGCAACAAACAACCCCGGAGCGCAGGACGCGTTACCACGCAGACGGGGAACGACACTATCGCGCGGATAAATGAACACAACCGCGCGCACATATCGGGAATCAGTGCAGCGGGAGATGCACATCAGACTGTAAATCTGACGCTTATAGCTTAGCAGGTTCGAATCCTGCATTCCCGACCACAGGGCATATATAGGAACACAGGACAGGCAGGCTCCGCAGTCGGGGGAAACCATACAGGAACACCCCTTAACAGTAAACCAAAACTATATTTACACAGACAGCTCTATACAGGCTGTCTTTTTTCGTGCGTATAAATGTAGGGCAATCTCGGTTGAATACGAGGATGGGTTGGGCTCGTATAGATGCTTCCCGCCCAAAAAGCCGACTGGCACACGCTTTCCATGCATCACTGGCACATCTTCGTTTCTTCTCAACTATTCCCTAAATCATAGTTATCGGAATAGTTACAAAGTTTTACATTATCCTTGCGAACGTTGGAATTTCAATAATCGTAGGCGGTGGAAGAAATACCCTTATTCTTTCCCGCCGCTTGTTTTGTCCCTCGACCACTACATATAGTAGGGCAGAGGGTGCGGCAGGATGCCCGATGGGGTGGATCGTAAATGACCCCACTCGCGCGAGGATGCCCCCTATACAGAGTACTTACACCTCGCAAGCGAATCGTAAACACCCCACTAGGCGAAAGAAGCCCTGATTCCAAAATTAGAAAAAAATGTTAGCGTTTTTAATACAGAAATTGTAAAAAGGCAACTTTGCTCACGGGCGGGATACCGAGAAAATGAGCAAAACCACTGAAAAAGTAAAAAAATAACTGTAAATAGACTGAAAAGAGGTACGAAATGGAAGAAGAAAAGAGAAAGAGGGGCAGACCAAGGAATGATGAACTGGTTGTTCAACCGTTTGTTCCGCATGTAAGACCGCAGATCAAAGAGAAGAACAAGGCAGCGTATGCGAAGAAAGCGATTCGTAGAGCAGACCAGCTTTATAAGCAGTATGATCAAGCTAGACCGAACCCATTAAACCTAGAGGATAAAGACCTCACGAAAGAAGCGAAAGCGATGTGGGGCTATATTTACTCTATGAGGGATAATTTAGAACCGCTTCAAAAAAAGATATTTGAAAGCTGCGACGAGATATTGACTGCGTTTGAGGGATTTTGTGCATATATCCGAAAGCACAATTTCGTGAAAGAGTTTAAGAGACCGGACGGAGAAACAGGCGTAATGCCGATTGTGCCGAACGTTACAAACCTAGCTATGTGGCTAGGCATTTCTAGGAGGTCCATGCGTGACCACCTAGCGAATATGAGCCCATCGCAGGAGAGCGAATATAAATCGATGCTGGGAGATCTGTTAAGTGACGGGGCTCTAGTAGGCGCCTATAACACATCCAGTGCGATATTCACCTTAAAGAATTTATGCGATTGGGCGGATAAGCGAGAAGACAGAGTGGTAAAGGTTGAGGACACATCCAGTGTTGATGAAGCGAAGAAGAACCTTGAGGAACTCGGATATTCAAGACCAAGACTATTAGAGGCAAAAAATGAATGATGTTTTGAGGCTCTATAGAGACGTTTTAAGGACGGATTACTGCGCGTATGTAAAACACACCAATAACGGCTATAAAGTGAGTAAATTCCACCGGTTTTTGTGCGATACGGTGCAAGATTTTTTGGAAGAGAACACCGGGCATGCGTATGACATCTTAATTTTGTCTACACCCCCGCAGCATGGTAAGTCTGTTACAGTGACGGAGACGCTTCCAAGTTGGTATCTTGGTAGAAACCCGGAAAAATCAGTGATCGAGATTTCCTACTCTGAAGATTTCGCGCAGAAATTCGGCAGACGCAATTTGCAGAAGATAAAAGAATTCTGCGGTGATGTTTTTGGAGTGAAAATCGGTTCACCTGCCAATGCGACAGAGTTTGAACTTGAAGGTCATAGGGGCGGCATGGTAAGCAGAGGACTTTTGTCCGGTGTAACTGGTCGTCGATGCGACCTCATGATTATCGATGACCCAGTAAAGACACAGCAAGAGGCGGATTCCGAAAGTTATCGTAATCGAGTATTTGATGAATGGCTTTCGTCGTATAAGACAAGACTTTATGCCGGTGCCAAAATCATTGTGATTATGACGCGCTGGCATGAGGACGATTTAGCCGGAAGACTGATTGAGACAGAACAGAATGTCAAGGTTGTCAATATCCCGCTTGAGGCAGAGCCGGATGATATTTTAGGCAGAAAAGTTGGAGATGCTTTGTGTCCGGAGATCGGCAAGGACAATGTTTGGCTTGCCGACTTCAAGAAGTCCTACACTAGCTTGAGTGGTTCAAGAGCATGGAACGCATTATTCCAAGGGCATCCAACAGGGCTTGAGGGCAACATAATCAAACGTGAGTGGTGGCAGTATTACGAGACTTTACCCCATATTGAAAAAATGGCGATGAGCGTTGATGCTGCGTTCAAAGACGGAGACGACAACGACTTTGTGGCAATTCAAGTGTGGGGAAAGACAAATGCTAACCTTTACTTGATTGACGCAGTGAAAAAACACCTTGATATGCCGTCCACGATACGAGAGATTACAAGGTTGAGGGGCATGTATCCTATGTGCAAGACAACCTACATCGAGGACAAGGCAAATGGTTCTGCGATTGTGAAGTACTTGAGGACGCATATGGGCGGGATAATCGCAGTCAATCCGGACGGCGGAAAAGTTTCTCGTGTCAATGCCGTAATCGGTACGATTGAGAGCGGAAACTGCTTTTTGCCGAAGAATAAACCGTTTACCGGAGACTTTGTCGAGGAATGCGCGGCGTTTCCGAACGGAAAGCACGACGACCAAGTAGACTGCATGTCGCAGATTCTAAATAAATTCATTTATTCTGACGCAAAAGTGATAAAAATTAAAGAAGAATCGTTTTTAGAGCGAAATTTCCCTGGTCTAAAGCGTAAAAAAGGGAAAAGATTCGACAAAGGAGACAAAATTCATGTTATCTGACATTACAATTATGGTTTTAGCCGTACTGACGCCGATTTTGAGCGTCTTTTGCTTTATAAAGGGCTATAACATCGGTGCAAGAGAGACAAACAAGCCGGAAATCAAGCTGGAAACGCCGATGCAGAAGATTGAAAGAGCCAAGGAAAACAAAAAAGCCGCAGAAAAACGGAGTCGACTCAACACATTACTTGAGAACATCGAAAACTATGACGGTTCCTCCAAAGGGCAAAAGGAGTTATAAATGCAAGATAAAGTTTACACCAAAATATGGCAAAAGTACCAAAAATGCAAAGATTATCTTGATAAAAAAGGGCTTGTCAAGAAAACAGAGCGAAACTGGAACTTCTATATTGGCAATCAGTGGGTCGGATGTAACACCGGAGGCGAAGAGCTTCCGATTTTCAATTTTATCCTGCCGATTGTTCAGTACAAGGTTTCTGTCGTTTCGCAAAACTCCATGACAGCTAAATACTCTGATATTGAGAACAGAGGCGATTTACAGCCGATATACGAACTTCTGAACCAAAACTTCGCGAAGAACTGGGAAAAATCCAAAATGGATTCCAAAACGTGGGATTTAATCAATGCAGCAGCAATCCAAGGAGACGCCTATGCGTATTGGGGAAGTGACAGAACCGATATGCCGCCGAAGATTCTGCCGAACACATCGATCTTGCTTGGAGATGAGAATATAACAGATCTTCAAGAACAGCCGTTTATCATCATTCGAGAGAGATTAGAGGTTGAGGCGGTCAGAAAAATTGCAAAGGATAACGGTATTTCGAAAAAAGACATCGAACTGATTGTAGGAGACGACAATTCAAATGCAAACGATGGTGTCATATTGAATAACTATGAGGTTTCCAATAAGGTTACATCGCTTCTTTACATGACAAAAGAGAACGGGATTGTAAAAGTCGCACGTTCTACTGCACAGTGCATTTACGAACCGATGCATGCAATCCAAGGAGACGTTACCGGACTGCATTCGTACCCGATTTGTTCAATGATCTGGAGACCGATTCCTTATGACGCTAGAGGCGTTTCGGAAGTCGCTCAACTGATTCCAAACCAACTAGAGTTAAATAAGACAGCTGCAAGACGCGCAATCACAGTCAAGCTTTGTGCGTTCCCTAGAATTGCTTATGATTCTTCAACCGTTCAGAATCCGGAGGACCTAGACACAGTCGGAAAGCCGATTGAGGTAAGCGGCGGCGGTGCACAGTCTGTTTCACAACAAGTTTCCTACCTCAACGCAACAAACATATCAAGCGATGCGAATAGTCTGCAAAACGATTTATTGCAAATCACAAAAGATCTTGCCGGTGCCAGTGATTACGCTATGGGTAATGTCAATCCGGAACAGGCATCAGGGCAAGCGATTATCGCAGTCAGAGACAGCGCACAGGTAACATTAAACGAAAATGTCGCTAGGTATAAGCAGTTTGTTGAAGATGTGGCGCTCTTATGGTTTGATATGTGGGTTGCCTACCATCCGGAGGGAATCCAAGTAACTTCTACAAACGATATGGGCGAAGAAGTGCAGACTTTAATCGACCAACAGCAGTTGCAAGATCTGAAGCCTACGGTTAGGATTGACGTTTCACAGGATAACCAGTGGACGAAGCTTTCTAATCAGCAGTGGCTTGACAACATGTTTGACCGTCAGCAGTTATCCTTAGAGGAATATGCAGACCTCGCGCCGGACAATGGCCCGGTCCCTAAAGGGCAATTAAGGTCAATGCTTGCAAAGCGAGAAGCGATGATGCAGAAACAGCAAGCACAAAGCGGAGAAAACTTCGCAAGACAAGTGCTTGACTTAATGTCTCAAGGAATTCCGCAAGAGGACGCGATCGCACTCGTACAACAACAATTATTCAGTCAAGAAGCAGCCCAACAGGCTGTTTTTTAATATTCAAAAAGGAGAAATAGTATGGAATTTGAAACTTTAGTCTCTCAAGAAGAGGGATTAGGCGCAGAAGAGCCGGAAGTCGCCGAACCGGACAACGAAGTGGAAACTTTAGGCGAAGAAGAGCCGGAAGTCGCCGAACCGGTCAGAACAGAGCAGGATGCAGCGTTTGCACAGATGCGCAGACACAACGAAGAGCTTGCGCGGCAATTAGCCGAAGCACAGAGACAGTCCAAAGAGTATGAGGATGCTTTAGGGCTGTTTTTTGATGGTGAGGATAAGTCGCTGCAGGCGCAGGCTTACGCAACGCAAAGACCGCTTGAAGAAGTCCGAGCAGAGCAGCAGATGCATGAGCAGCTTGCTGAACTCCAAAACAGAAACGCAAATTTAGAGCAGCAGCTATTAGAGCAGCAGGCTCAAGCACAAATGGATGCGGATTTAGCAGAGATTCAGAAATCACACCCAGAAGTCAAGTCCATTGACGAGTTAGGACCGGAATATTTAGCGTTCCGATTCAATCCAATGGGCGAGATGGGCGCAGAGCAGGCATTTCAAATGATGATGGCATACAAGGGCAACACAACGCCCAAGAAACCTCCCATCATCGGGAACGTCTCAACAGCCGACAAGCCTCAAAGCGATTATTACACGCGTGAGGAAGTTGAAGCGATGTCTCCTGCGGAAGTGAAAGCGAATTATGACAAAATCCGCGAATCAATGAGCAAATGGTAAAGGAGAAATAACAAATGTCATATCAGAATTTTATTCCAACAGTATGGGCGGAAGCAATCAACAGAGACATCGAGAGAGATCATGTATTCGTGGCTGACACCAATCGTCAGTATGAAGGAGAAGTTAAGCAGAAAGGCGATTCGGTAAGAATTCTCGGCGTAGGTAAACCAACAATCAAGACGCAGATAGGTAAGAAGATTGTTTTGACCGGACCAGAAGAGGTCGCAGATCAGTCTATCACTCTTAACATCAATCATGCAGCATACTTTGATTACGGAGTAGGCGATATTGATAAAAGACAGGCGGTCGGCGGCTTAATGGAAGCCCTTGCAAAGGAAACTTCCGAAGCCTTGGCGGACGAGATGGATAGGTTTGTTGCGAATATGTCATTAAACAAACAGGCGGTTGTTTTCAATTCTGCGGCAACCACCATCACAAAGGACAACATCCTTGAAACAATCGACAACATGCTTGTTAAATTACTTGAAAACGATGTAAAGAGAACGTCCAACATCACGCTGACGCTTCCTCCGAAACACGTTATGCTTTTGAAACAGGCGTATGTGCACCTTGATACCGACAACTCTGTTATGATGAAAAACGGCGTTGTGGGCAAGTACAATGGTATCACGATCAAGGAATCCAACAACTGCGCGAAAGATTCTTCCGGAAACTACATGGTACAGCTGAAGACCAACAGAGCGATTGCGTTTGTAAATCCGATGACGCACATCGAGCCTTACAGACCGGAAAACGGGTTTATCGACGCGGTCAAGGGATTCATTTTGTATGATGGAATCATCGCAAGACCGAAAGAACTGATCGTAGGCAAGTGGGTATAGGAGGTATAGAAAATGGCAAAAGTAAAAATCACATCTGACAAATTAACCCTTAACGAATGGGGAACTTTAACCTTTACAGCCGGTACGACCGATGGTTTTCAAGTGCCGGCAGTAAACGGTGACTGGAAAAGAGTCGTTTTAGTGCAGAATACGGACGCTTCTGCTGCCGTTACTGTTACTGTTAAACAGGGAAACGGCATTCAGGGCGTAAAAGACCTTGACGCATTTTCGGTTGCTGCAGGAAAGACAGCGGCAATCAGACTGGACGATGGCAGATACAAGAACGTATCCGGCGAGGACAAGGACTACATCTTGATTGTTCCGTCCTCGACAAAGGCGTCTATGTCCGTTATTGAGTTGCCGTAACTTAGTGGGGGCAGAAATGCCCCCTTTGTTTTTTAGGAGAAAGCTATGACGTGGGGCGAAATAAAAAAACAGATTCGAGACCTTGGCTTTGAGGACGATTCTGCAATGGAAGAGTATGCGTCTATTGTGAGAAACGCTACGAACCATGCAATCCATGTAATCAATACGACGGTAGTCATGCCATTAAAGGCATATTTCAAGGCAGAATTATCGACCGATGAGGAAGAATGGACGCTTCCAGTGATAACAGATATTACGGAAGATACAGAAGATGATTTCGAGATTCAGCTGCCGATTATTGTTCAGCCTTTAATCAAACTTCTGGCAGCGCATTATGTGTGGCTTGACGACGATTTGTCGAAAGCGACGTTATACTACAATGGATATGACGATTTGATGAATCAGATCAAGCAATCATGTTATTCGACAAGGAGAATCACCATCGGACAGGGGTTGAGATTATGAAGCTAAAAATACCTGCACAGCCGGCTTACAAGCATACATATTATGAAAATCTAAGAGGCGCGGATTTTTCGAGAGACCGTACAGAAGTAAACAGGCGCAGAAGTCCGGATATGGTAAATCTAATATCCGATAACGGCGGGAATCCGATTAAACGTACCGGATGGAGAAAAGTCACGACAATTCCGAACGCAGGGAAAATCGAAAAGATTATGCTGCACAAAGAAAAAGTCGGCTCTGTGAAGTATGTAATTGCAGCCAAGGGCATCTATGCGATTTATGATAAGAATGGTGTTGAAACGATTGTTACGTTAGTTTCGTACGATAAATTAGATCGCGCTGACCTGTTTCTTTTTGATGATACCGTATATTCGTTCTGTAATGCGAAGCTGTATAAATTCAAAGACCTAGCGGCAGAGGACGTTATAGCCGCAGGCACAGCAAAGATTCCGGATGCGTCCATATCAAGAAATCCGGACGGAACAGGCGGTGTGGCTCTTGAGGGCGTCAATCTTTTGACGCCGAAACGAACATTCTCGTTTTTAGGAAATAGTTCAGCAAAAGATTATTCCCTTGTGCCTCAAAAATTGGCTGACAGCGACTTTTACAAGTACATCGTAGCCGATTCTATCAAAGTCGAGGTTATGAACGCTGACGGAGAATTTGAGGTCAAAGCGAAAGACACAGACTACACTATCGGTGAGACAAAAGTATTAAAGGGCAGAGACGTACTCGGAAACACTGTGGACTTTACTGTATGCGCGCCTAAAATCACGTTTAAGGCTGTGCATGCACCGGTTATTGTAGGACAAGACAACGTCAAGATCACATTTGAGAATTTTGACGCAAAAGAAGACCACAAAGAGACTGTCAACGGAGTTGAGACAGTCATACATAAAGGGCAGTACAAAGAAGCAAGAGTTGACCTATTAAAGACCTTTATCACAAAAGCCTACGGATATTCTACAACAGATAGAATTTTTGCTGTAGGCGGCGTGAATAAAAACAGGGTTTACTACACAGGCATCAAGGACCCTACTTATTGGCCAGACAACAATTACTTTGTAGCCGGTCAAGATGGCAATGATATTGTAGGTCTTCACACATACTCATCGTACCTAGCTGTTGTAAAAGGTGATGCCAACACAGAGACAACGGTATATTTGGCATATGGACAGACGTTAAACGGAGAGACGTTTTTCGCTGTCAAGCCGACAATGGGTGGAGAGGGCGGTATCGCGCCAAAGACATTTGCATCATTGGGTGACGACCCGCTGTTTCTCACGCGGAACGGAATCTTTGCGATCACAAACGTGTTTGCAACGACTGACAACGTACTAAGAAACCGCTCATACTACATTGACAAACAGTTGATAGCGGAGAAGAACCTGGAGCAAGCTTGTGCTATTGTGTGGAAACGGTATTACATTTTGGCTGTCAATAATCACGCGTATGTGCTAGATGGGCGGCAAAGGGCAAATGATACAAACAATACAACAAATTACTCGTATGAGTGCTATTACTGGGATAACATACCCGCGACTTGTTTCCATGTTTACGAGAACGAGTTGTGGTTTGGTACCGCAGACGGTGTTCTTTGTAAATTCAATACAGACATCCAAGATAAGACCGCGTATTGTGACGACGGGGTATTGAGCACAACAACGTTGGGAGAAAAGATACTCACAGACGGTGTCGCGATCCCATGCAGATGGGCTACTACGCTAGACGATGATGGTATGCCGCAGTATTTCAAGACACTAAATAAAAAAGGAACTATGCTCACATTGTTGCCATATGATAGAACATCAGCCGAAGTCACGCTGATTGCTGATGGAGAAAGAGAAAGCAAGCTTGGAATATTCTATGCTGATATTTTCTCATGGGATCCAGTTGATTTTGAACGATTCACATTCAGCAGCAATGAAACAGCGCAGGACGATTTTTTCAATAAGAAAGTAAAGAAGTACAAGCGGCTTCAAATTGTGGTTGAAAACAATACGATTTATGAACCGTTTGGGATTCTAAAGATAACAAAGACCTACACAGTAGGCAATTTTAGTAAGAACAGGGGGTAGAGCATGGCACTATCTGACGTAAAAATACTTCAAAGCGAGCGGAACGCGGCATATGTCAAGTCCAATCCGGGGCGAAGATTAAACGGAACCGTAGAGCAGAACAAAGACGCTTTCGATAAATTTCCGCAGCTGAATATGGATAAGCACAATGCATTAGTCGATTTATTGATAACTCTTGGGCTTGACAGCATCGCAGATGATATTGCATCCCGTTACACAAAGGCAGAGACTGATGCGAAGATATCCGAAGAAACAAATGATTTAGTTGAGAGCATCAGCTTCACAAAGGGAGACGGAAAATTCAAAATCACAACAAAGAGCGGAACTGTAACCGAAATTGATACCGACCTTGAAAAAATCCCTGCAAGCTTTGAGTTGATGGAAATTGACGGAAAGACATATTTAAGAATCACGAACCAAGACGGGACCTATACGCAAACCGATGTCACATCATTACTGAACGTATACACCTTTAATAACTCCGATACGATTGCCGTTACGGAAGACCCGAAATATTCTGTAAGCATCAGTGTGAAACCGAACTCTATCACACTAGACTATTTGTCGCTTGCGGCAGTATCAACCTTAGAGGGATATGTTTCTGCGGCGGCAGGAAGCGCAAATTCAGCGGCGGGAAGCGCGACAGCGGCAGAGGCAAGCGCAAACAACGCGAGCACATTTGAGCAGTCCGCTAAGGGATATTCAGAATCCGCTGCGGCTTCGAAAGATGCGGCTTCGGAAAGCGCAACAAGCGCAGGGAACGCCGCAACGATAGCAAATCAAAGAGCAAACGCGGCAAACAATTCCGCTATTTTGGCGCAGTCCTATACAAAAGGCGGCACAGGAACAAGAGAGGGTGAAGATGTTGACAACGCCAAGTATTACATGGAACAGGCAAGAGAGGCATCTGGCGGAGATTATGCAACGACTTCTCAACTGAAAGCCGGTCTTGATACAAAGGTAGACAAAGTCGATGGAATGGGATTGTCTGCGAATAATTATAACAATGCGGACAAAGGAAAAGTAGATAATCTGCCTGCCAACACCACAGACGCCCTGAGAAACAAGGTCGACAAAGTTGCAGGCAAAAATCTATCCAAGAATGACTATACAGACACAGACAAGAACAAAGTTTCAAAACTTCCGAACGACACAACGGCAGAATTGAATAAAAAAGCAAGGGTTCCGAGTGTCAATATTGGAACGATTCCAGTCGGCGGTACAAGTATTGCGTTTCAGAATACAGCAATCACAGAAAATTCAACCATTGATATTTATACGAATAAGTATAAGGTTGCACCGGAAACTGTTTCTGTAACGAACGGAGAAGTATCAATGACGTTTGCCCCATTAGAAGAAGTATTAAAAGTAAAGATTGAGGTGAGATAGATGGATACATGGTTCAACGCAAGCGGCGGCGGAGGCGGTCAAAATATAACAATAGACGGTTCAGTATTAAAGGACATGAAATGTACAATCAAGGAATCTTGGTTGAATGTTGGAGAAGTTCCAACTGTACCTAAGTATGATCCTGTATTCAATGCAAAAAACAAATACTATGGAAAACCTGTTGAATTTGAAGGGTATTTGTACGGATTTATACGGTACGGTTCATCAAGTACATCTAAAACATCGCTTATAAAATTTGATGAAAAAGGATATGAAGTTTTATGTGATATGCCTTATGCCGGCGGGCTTATGAATTATCTTTGCAAATACAAAGGTAGTTTGTATGCAATTTATAGATATAACAATACAAGTCCGTCAATTCCAACTGGAGAAATTTGGAAATTTAATCCAGATACAAAGTCATTTACAAAAGTAGCAACTATCCCAATTATAGCATATGATGTCTATGGGGCGATAGAATATGCTGGTTATTTGCACTTTTTTATTCGCACCTCTGGAGCAGACATAACTAGCAGCAGTTTCCATCACTACAAATTTAGTGGCACCTCAATTACGCTTGTAACAAGCAGTTCCCCTTTTATCAGCATCAATACTTTGTATGGTGTTAGAGAAGGCTACTTATATGCGCTGTATTGCCCAAATATTTTACAATCAGGAGAAACGCGGTTCTTTAAACGATTTAATGGAACGTCTTGGAGCGATTATTCTACGAATATTGATAACAAACTCCCATTGTATTCTGATGAATTACAAAATATTCCTTTTTTAATAGATGATAACCACTTTATGTATCTTCAAAGATCCAGTGCACAATTTGTAGAGATAAAATCAGAAAACACGTTTGATAATAGTATAATTGCACCATACTATTCATGCTCTGGAGTCCTTTTAATGTACAAAGGAAAACTCACTCTTTTATCTGGGTATTCAAGAATACAGGAGGGAGGAAATGGTATCTATAGCAACTTTTTTGTCAGAGAAAAAATATTATGTTTGGAGGGTTAAAAATGGAAAAAGATTTATATTATGTAATCGAGGACAACGGATACCACATTTACGACAGAAACGATTCACTGTTTCATGTTCACCAATACGAGCCGTTTATTCCTAATAAAAACATTTCTTATGAGGAAAACGCAAAGGCACAAATCGAAGATTTTATGAAACCGCCAGTTGGTGATGTTGACGTTATTTTGGACGATTTAGAGAAAGAGGTGGGAATCAATGGATAGCAGACAGACAGAGAGATTCGAAGCAATCAAAGAGGCTATTAGAGCTGGTAAGACAACATTAAACATTGTCGAACAGGTAGGCATCACTATTGAGGAAAAGCCGTCTATCGTCACACCAAGACCCGGATATAAATGGACTCCGCATCAAGCAAAAGCTGGTGGAGCCATAACGTGGGTTGAAGAAGCTGACCCTAACGCAGAGGGAACGGCAGATAAGCCGATTAGGTTCAAAGTTGGTATGGAAGTATACGAGAACTATTACTACACAGACGGCACCAAGAGATATGTTTGCATCAAGGCAGGCATGCCACCGGAACTGGCAGATGGCGAGTACTTTACTCAATTTTAGAATAACCCCGAAAACACAATTAGGTAAATCTTCTGACGATATGTGATGAACTAATCTATCACATCAGATTCAGATGCATCAAAATCTTTGTGTTTCGGGGTTATCTATACATAACACGTTTTTTGGCATCAAAGGCTGACACGATTATAAAAAATTTTAGAAAGGGATATAAGATGGCATCTAAAATTTACAACAAAAATAACATGAGTAGGTCGGAAGTCAGAAAAATGCAAAATGCACTGATAAACTCCGGATACAATGTCGGTAAGAGCGGTGCTGACGGCATATGGGGTAAAAACACATCTGCGGCACTTTCGGCTTATAAAAAAGCGACTGGAGGCTCAAACTCTTACGGAAATACTGTCGGAAACGAAACTTTTAGAAAGCTGTATAAAACAGGAAGCTCGGGTGGAACACCTTCGGGTGGTTCTCCATCAAGAGGAACGTCTTCGGGTGGATTTGGATTAGGAATTGTCGGTAATTTGGTTGGTGGCTTGGTCAATAATAAAAACAATGTAATTCAAGGATATTATAACGCATTATCAAGCGGAAGAATCAATCCTATTGGTTATGATAGTTTGAAACCAGATCAAAGCATACAAGACCAATGGGATGCGGCTTTGAATGGAATTCAGCGTTCCTACGATACGAGCATGGGTCAGCTTAGCAACGTATATAACCAAGGGGTGAACCAAGCGAATCAAGCGGCTAGTGATGCGGCAAGACAGCAGTACATTGCATATCGGCAGAATAAAAACAAACTCGCTGAACAGTTGTCTTCCGGAGGAATCACAGGCGGGGCAAGTGAAACAGCATTGAATAGTATCTTAAATGCCTATTCGTCCGGATTGGCGAGCAATGATGCGGCATTGCAAGAGGCATTGGCGAAGCTTGGAAGTCAGTACCAAGGAAACCTAGCGGACCTTATGTCTCAACTCCAAGCCAGACAATCTTCTATTGATGAGCGGTATGGTCAAATGCAGATGGAAGACTTGAAAAATCAACGTGAGCAGTTGCTTAACAACGAGTTATCTGCACTACAGACCTATTTGCAGCAACAGCAACAGAACAAGGTAAACGCGTGGAATAATAGAGTATCATCGAACATTCAAGCGAGGAATCCGAACTATGTATGGACGGATTCTGACGGACGGCTTCACTACAATAACTCTTCTGCGGCGGCTGCGGCGGCAAAGGCAATGGGGTACACTGTTGCGGATAATAGAAAGAATAAGAACAAGAATAATTCTTCCAGCAATAAGAAAAGTAAGTCTTACTCTACATCGAAGAAAAATAATTCATTAGATTATAGTTCCGTATGGGGAAACGCCAACAAATCAAATACAACAAGCAGCGGTTATAAGTCGATGAAGAAGTACAAGAGCTACAAAGGAGTTTGATATGGCAACAAGGAGAACGTCAAAACTTCCTACACAAGCAGACCTAGACAGAGAAAAGAAAAAGGCGCAGACGAGAAGAACGTCAAAGCTTCCAACACAATCTGATATGGATAGGGCAAGAAAAGATGCAAAGAGAAAGGAAACTTCAACTTCTCTACCCCCCAAAACCTTAAAGGAAAAGGTCAAACAGCAAGCCGACTGGCTTTGGCGCGACATTAAATCTGACTTTTTACCGACCGCAGAACGCCAAAAGGTGCAAGATCAGATTGCCAAAGAGAAGAAAGCAGAGTACAACAGAAAAGGCGGATTTAAGAACGATAAAGTCGGTCAATTCTATACTGGCTTGGGCGAGGGATTTATAAATTCCTCGCTTCCGGGCACAGCATACAGCATCGCAACTGGCAAAAAACTGTCTGAAAGCGACGTAATGACTAAGCCGCCAAAAGGCAAATACAAACCTAAAAAAATAAAAAATGCGGCTACGCAAGCATATGTTCCTAACAGAAAAAACAAAACACAGAAAGAAACAAGCAAAAAAATCGCGAGTTTCAACCCGCTTGAAGTAGAACCGACAAAGAACGCAGCGAAGTCTAGGAAAATAGGCAACATCGCAGGCGAAATGCTTGGCTATGCTACTGGATATGGCGCAGCTGAAAAAGCGACCACAAAGGCTGCAGGAAAAGTACTTGCTACTAAAGCAGGCAAAAAAGCAACCGAAAAAGCCGTTGCGAGCAAGGTCGGCAAGAAAATCGGCGAGGAAGCGACAAAACAGGTCCTAAAGAGTGCTACCAAGAACGCGATCGCAGATGCTACTGTTGGTACTGCGATGGATTTAGGCTTGGCAAGAGGCGAGGGCAAAAAAGGCAAAGAACTTGCCAAGGACATGGCGGTCAATGCCGGAATCAATGCGGTTACTGGCGGTGTCATGGAAGCAATTCCAGTGGTAAAAGCCTTAAAAGGCTCAAAGAAAGCTGTCAAGAAAGAACTTCCAAAAGTCGTAAAACAGGCTGTAAAGGACGAAGTTACACCAAAGATAGAATTGCCTAAAACCATCTCAGAACAGGCTGAAAACGTCAAAATCGAGCCTAAAATGGAACTTCCAACAGCTAATGGGAAAAAAGCAGGAAAAGCAACGTATATAAAGAATCCTTATAGCGGTGAAGTACCTAAAAAAACAGCTAATAGCGTTAAAAATTCAGTTGAGATATCTGGGAGTACAATGGACGATGTAAAATATATTGTCGAACATTCTCCGAGAAAGAGCGACTTGAAGCGAGAATTGAAAGAACGTTTCGGGTCACCGAGAACTGTTACAGTAAATGGTCTTTCGTTTAATGGAGAGCCTTATAAGGTAAGCTTAAACAAGAAATCGGTTGGAAAAATTGTTTCCGATGGAACAAAAGAGAATAACATTGCGTTCCTAAGCGTTGTCGATGATGCGTTAAAAAATGCCGACTATGTTGGAAGCGGTTCATATGTTCCTCATGGTTCAAAGACTAAAAACACTGTAAGATTTGATTATTTTGAATCTGATGTGAGAATAAATGGTGAAGATTACATCGCTCGCATTGATGTAGAAGCATTCCCAAATGTCAATAACTATAAGACGCACAATGTCGAAAAAATAGAGCTGATCCCAAAATCGGCTGCCGACGTAGGTCCACAACCTACCGCAGTCGATTTAGAATCAACTCTTAATCAAAGTATATCAAATTCCCAAAATAATGTCAAGCTAAAAGACCTTGGCGCAGATGTAGCTAGACCGAACCAAGCGTTTAAGGACGCTGAAATTGCTCCGCCCATTAAACAGGCTGCCGAAGAAGTCAAAATAACACCTTCCGGCAAAGAGACAAAGGTCGGTGGTTTTGATGTTGTAGGAAAACAAAACCTTGGAATTGTCAATCCGGACGTTAAGACTGTTCAAGAGGCGATGGAAAATGCAAGCGGAAAGTTTGATAAATTCTACAAAGCGACTGTAAACCAACAGCATGAGATTGACAGGCTTTCAAAGGCTGCCGGAGACAGACGCGCGGCGGATGCGGTTCAAGCGACAAGAAGCGCAAGCGGAACATCTGAATATATCTTCACGAATAAACTTGTCAATCCAAACGGCGACATCATAGATAATCGCTCATTCAAGGACGTTTTTATGCCAGTTTCCAAGAATTCTAAGGAATTCAACGTCTATGCGCAGAATCTAAATAACATCGCGAGATGGGCACAGGATAAGCCGCTTGATCGAAGCGTTTCTGCGGAAGAATCGCAAAGAATCGTAAACGAAATTCTGAAAGAGCATCCGGAATTTGCGAAAATGACGCAAGATATCAACGACTATTGGCAGAAATTCACCCATGCTTGGCTTGTTGATACAGGAAGAATGAACGAACAGGCATGGAAAGCAATGAACGACATGTATCCAAACTATGTTCCCGCTTTTATGAAAGACAAGGGCGTTAGAGTAGGCGGAAGCAAGTTTGCCGTTGATGCCGGTACAAAGGGTGCCAAAGCTGGCACAACGCTTGACAGAGTGCCGATTGAAGATGCAATGATGGAACAGGTTCAGCAGCTTGTCAAGTCAACACGAAAGAACGACATGTATCTTAGCGTTATTGACACACTGCGGAAAGACCCCGAAAATCTCAAAAGATTTGGTATCGTTAAGAGCGAAACTTCACCAATCAGCGGAACGGACATTGATGAGTTTTTGTCATTAGCGGACCAAGAAGCGTTGAAAGAAGTAAACTCCAAAGTATACACCATATCCGCAATGGAAAACGGTCAAAAAGTCACAGCCTACATCAACAAGGACCTAGCGGAGGCTTTTGGAAAACTGGATAATCTTATCGGTTCGCCGCAGATGCAGATGTTTGCAAACATTGGAAAGTCCATTACGAACCCATTAAAAGCGGGAATCACTGGATACAACCCATTATTCGCTATATCGAATGCAGCAAGAGATATCCCTACCGCATTGATTCAATCTGAATATGGAATGCTCAAAACGACAAAGAATATGTTCAGAGGCATCAAGGAAATTGCTACAAACGGCGATATGTGGCAAAGATACCTTGCTTTGGGCGGTAAGTCTTCCGGATATATCAAGGCGAATAAGGGTTTTGAAAAGAATTTATCTTTGAGCAAAAATCCTATTAGGAATATATGGGAGGGCATGAAAACAGTCCTTGGCTCCGTCGGTGAAGCAACAGAATCCATACCTAGATTTGCAGAGTTTATGTCCTCTATGGAAGCGCATGGAGATGCAGCAAGGGCATTGACGGAATCAGCGGAAGTGACGGTAAACTTCTCGAGAGCGGGAGAGGTCACAAAATTCCTTGACGCATGGACGCTTTACCTCAATGCGGCAGTACAAGGTATTGACAAGTTTGTTAGAACAGCCAAGGCACATCCAGTCAGAACAGCGGCTAGGAGCCTTGAAGTCGTTGGAGTTCCGTATGCGCTTTTAATGGTAAATAACTGGTCAAACCCGCATTATCAAGACCTTAACGACAGAACCAAACAGAACTACTTCTGTATTCCAAACCTTGCAGGGGAGATTGATGAGAGCGGAAACGCAAAGACATTTATCAAAATACCGCTCAATAGAGAATACGGGTCAATATTTGCTTCTTCAATGGACGTTATCGCAGGGTATTTGAGCGGAGAAGCCAACCCTTGGAACGGATACGCGGAAACATTAAAAACAAACTTTCTTCCTCCGAATCCGCTTACAGACAATGTTCTTTCTCCGCTTGCCTTAAACTTGCCGCAAAACAAGGACTTTGCGGGGCGTTCTATCGTTCCGAAGAATCTCGAAAATGTTTCGCCGCAGCTGCAATATGACTACTCGACAAGCGGACTAGCAAAGGGGATTTCCAATGTGGCAAATAACCTTAGAATACCATCCGACACCTTAAAAAGTCCGATGAAAGTCGATTATCTGCTTGACAGTTTCGGCGGGTATCTAGGGCAAGTAGGTCAAGCGGTAACTGACCCGCAGCTGCAGGGTATAGGAGAAAGAATCAAAGGTGCTACAATAGACCCATTTGTCAACAGGTTCACCGCAGACCCTAGATTCTCATCGGGCGTTGTTTCCGATTTCTACGATAACAAGGAAAATGCGGAACGTGCCGCGAATGACGAAAAAATCTTGACTGGCGGCAAAGGTCAAGCGTATGTAGAGAATAAGACATACAACGCTATTCAACAGGAATTATCCGACTTGTCTAAGCAAGAACGTGAGATTTTGTCTAGCGGTCTATCGAAAGCAGAAAAGGATCGTCAAATTAAAGCAATCAGAGAACAGAAGAATGAGATAGCCCGCAGCGCAAGCCAAAGGGTGCAATCGGCTGTTTCTGCGTATCAAGATAATCCGGAATATGAAACGCAAATGAATACACAGCAGAAGCAAAGCTATGAAAAGAAATTCAAGAAACTTGGCATCAGCAAAGAGGATTATGCAGAGGCAAAGAGCATTGTGCAAGGCTTCGACAGCAACGTTGCCAAGGCGTATGCACTATTGGAAAACGGAAAATCTCCGGAATTAGCAAAGGCTATGACATCTCAAAGCGCGATTGATGATGCAACAGAATTAAAGAAACGCGGTGTTACATTGGACGATGTAAACACTGCAAAAACCATCGTAAAGGACAGTGGGTACAAGAAGTCTATCGGTCAAGCATATGCTTTACTCGATAATGGTCAATCTGTGGATGTGGCATCAGTTATGACATCAGAACGAGCCGTTCAGCGTGCAACTTGGCTAAAGCAATCGGGCGTTACACCTGATCAATTAGACCAAGTGGCAGAATTCATAGACGCAAACGGAAACGGAAGCTACAGTAAAGACGAAATTGTGTCCTTTTTCAATCAGAACAGCGGATTCAGCACTGCGCAGAAGAAGGCAATATTTTTGGCGCTTAGTACGGCGAAACACAGTCCGTACTAGAAAGGAGAAGATATGTACAAACCAAGGTTAAAAGCACCCGCACCGAATAACGCGTTGTGGACGAGGAAAAATCCGTTCCATAGCGCAGGGTACGGACTGCCAAACTGCACAGCGTATGCTTGGGGCAGATGGTATGAAATTATCGGCAAAACACCGAAGCTTTCTCTTGGCAATGCGGGAAACTGGTATAAGAACATCAAGGACGGCTACGATCGCGGCGATACGCCACGACTTGGAGCCGTTATTTGTTGGTCGAAAGGTGAGGCGCAGGGCAAAGGGCATGTTGCTATTGTCGAGGATATCAAGTCTGACGGTTCCATTGTAATTGGCGAGAGCGGTTACAAGAAGTTTCGGTTCCGCACAATGACCTTAAAACCGCCGTACACGTACTTTACCGGATACAAGCTGCAAGGATTCATTTATTGTCCGAAAGTCGTAGAAAAGACCTATAGAGTGCTTTCTACGGTCAATATCAGACAAAAGGCATCGCTTACAGCACCCACAGCGGGAAAGCTGAAAAAGGGCGAGTATGTGACCGGAATTCCGCAAGGGACGTGGCTAAAAACCGATAAGGGCTACGCAAGAATCAAGGGAATCAGAGAGTATATAAAGGAGATTTAGTTATGGATACAGCACATTTTCTTGGCATGTTGGTTGTCGCATTGGGCAGTTTGTTCGGGTTTTTTTGGGCGTTGGCGCGCCCGTTAATAAGTGGCGTGACGGAATTGACAAAAAGCATCACATCATTAAACGAATCAGTAAAGGGACTGAAAGACGATATGCAGAAGATCAAGGACGACCTCAAGGAAGAGACAGAGCATGCCAGTCTGTCCCGTAAGCGCTTATGGGATCACAACGATGAACAGGATAGAAAAATTGAAAACCATGAAAAACGTATCTATCACATGGAGTTAAAGAACGGAGTGAGCCATGAAGAAAAGAACTAAGTTTGTTATAGCTGCGATGGTCAATATCATTTGGTACACCGTCGTTGTTTTGGTGCTGTCTTATAAAGACAAGACGGTGCCGGATGCGCTGACCGTTGCATGGTTTGGCGCATGGGTATCCGAACTCGGAATGTTATGTGGCATCAAACTGAAAAGCAAGGACGAATAGCAGAAAAGAGGCGTTAGAAAAAGTGTACCGCAAACCATACCGAAACAAAAAGAGAAAAGGAGTATCATTATGATCAACTGGACGGAAGTAATTATTAGCTTATGCACACTGATTATCACAGGCGTTTTAGTCCCGCTTGTGACGGCAAAATGGAAGACTGCAAAGGCTGAAATGAGCAAAGAAAAGCAGGAAACAATCATGTACTGGACGGAAGTTTCAGTCAGATGGGCGAAACAGTGGATGCAGTCTGAAACAGGCGAAAAGAAAAAGGCAGAGGTTTTGCAGTTTGTTTCCAATAAGCTGCAAGAGCTGAGAATCAATGTCTCTGCCGACGAATTAGACAAAATTATTGAAGCTGTCTACGAACAGGTAAAGAAAGAGATAAAAGAATAGGAGAAAACATGCGGGTATGTGGCTTCACCAAGCCGGAACTCGACTTCTTTCGTGAAAATTGCAATTTTGTCAATTTAGAGATTGAAGTATTTGAGATGCGGTCAAGAGGGATTCCCTTAGAAGCAATCGCCGAAGCACTCAACATATCAGCAGACACAGCAAGGAAATATTCTCAACGTGTAAACAGGAAAATAGGGAAAGTATTGTAAGGGGTCGATTCTGACCCCTTCTTTTTTTATGCCTTTTTTGTACCTTTTTCGTAAATTGTCTCATTGGCGTATGCGTGTCAGAATAAAAGAAAAAAGGAGAAAATCATGTTCAACACACAGGGCATTCAATATGTCAATGGAATAGAGAGCGCAAACGCTTATAGAATTTTCCCGAACCAACAAGTCATACTGATGGATTCTACAAGACCTAGATTCTATTTGAAAACGTCCGACGCTTCCGGATTCTCTACGGTAAAGGCTTTTGATTTTGTGGAAGTGCAAGAACCGAAAGCTGATATTGTAAATCATGCGGAATTAGACGAATTAAAGGCGCAGATCATGGAATTATCCGAAACAATCAAAAAGTCGCTCGCAGATAAGGGGGTAGAGTAATGAATCCTATTCTACAAATGACACAGATCGCACCAGCAATCGGTCAAATAAAACAAATCATGCAGACTGCAAAAGACCCGATGTCCGCGCTTAGTCAAATGAACGACCCAAGAATCAAAGAGGTTATGGATATGGTAAACGGTAAAAATCCACAAGAGGTTTTTTATCAGAAATGCAACGAAATGGGCATAAACCCCGATATGATTCTTGGCATGCTTCGATAAAATTGCAATTTTATAAATAAAAGAAAAGGAGTATTATCATGGAAAATTATTCTTTAGCTGACATCAGCGCAGTTACCGGCAAGGATACAAGCGTACTCGGTGGCGGCGGTTCCGGATTGTGGATCTTCGCTTTGCTGATTCTTCTGCTCATCGGTGGCGGCGGGTTTGGTTTCGGTGGGGCAAAAGGTTCTCCGGTCACAGAAGCAGGGCTTTGCAATGCTATGAACTTCAACAACCTTGACAACGCAGTCGGTAGATTGAATGACAGCTTGCAGGCTGATTACATGGGTCTTCAGAACGGACTTTCCAATCTTGGATACGAAACGCTTCGTAACTTCGGCACGACACAAAATCAGATTTCGCAGTGTTGCTGCGAGACGCAGAGAGCGATTGACGGCGTAAACTACAATGGTGCAATCAATACCGCGGCAATCAATGCAAACACGACAGAACAGACACAGAAAATCTTAGATGCCATCACCGGAAACAGAATGGCAGATATGCAGAATCAAATCAATCAGCTTCAGCTTCAGACTGCATTATGCGGCATTCCGAAAACGAATCCGTATGGTTATTACATGGCACCGATCGCCTATGGGTGCAATGGAATGACAGGGACGACTTTAGTATAACGATAGGTTAAAGAATCGGCGGGGTTTCCCCGCCGTTGTCTTGGAAAGGAATGAAAATGTTAAAAGCAAACATCACAACTGCGACAGCAGTAACAGCCGGAACGGATATTCCGCTGAATCTCATCTTCAATACGAATTGCAACACAGCAATGACGAATAACCGCATCAACTTAAACAAATGCGGCGCGTATGATATTGACGCGATGTTTAATATTACAGGTGTAGCTGCCGGAAACATTACTTTGCAGATGTATAACAACGGCGTTGCTATCCCAGATGCGGCAGCAGGGGCGACATCGGCAGCTGCAACAGACCTTATCACGCTCAACGTTACGGATATTGTGCGGGCTGTAAGAAACAACATCGGAACGGAAGCTGCATTGTCGTTCAGACTGTCTGCATCAGCCACAGTCAATAACGCAATCGTGACGGTAGAAAGGATTCAGTAATGGAATACATGGAATTGATTAGTCTTATTTCGCGCAAGGAAGAGCCGAAATGGGATAGGGTTCACCATGCAATCAATAACGGAATGGAACGATTGAAAAGATACGACCCTGCGTGCTATGAAAGTATCATGGACGAAATTGGCGCAGTGGCATACCATATTTGCGATGAAAAGGCAAAAGAGATCGTCAGAAGCATGCGTCCGTATGGCGAGAAATGGTCGATGGAAACAATCGTTTCATTTATAAGCGCAAAAAGAAGCGATTTTGATTGCGTTTCATGGTACATGGTGATGAATATGTGCTACAACGATTATCACGACACAGCGGCTATGGTGGGTATGTCTGAAGACACAGAATTCTATTACAGCATGTCGGATAACTTCATCAATGACGTTGATGGAAAGAAATACAAAGTAGCAAAGTATTTTCTTGACGCATAAAAACATCAGAGGTATAATAATAATGTAGAAATCCTATCTTTCGTACGAGTATACACACACACTTCACAGAAAAAACCACCGCTTGCCGGTGGTTTTTCTGTTGAAGTCAATATATAACTATCATCATGGAACAGATTCGTATGTTCCGATATCATGGTAATCAATTTTTCAAAAAAATATCCAGTCTGTACTGGTTCTTCCCCCACCTTGTTCCATTGTCTAATATTTCTAATTGAGTATAGACGATACTGCCTATTATATTTTTTAGAAAATCGTTCTTCTGTTTTGCTGTTAGTTCCTCTGATTTCATTGCGTCTATTGCTTGATACAGTGTTCCGATTTTCTCTTTGTAGTCGATTGTTTCCGGCTCGTTAGCCAATATCTCTTCATACTGTTTTTTTAGTTTCTCTTGTTTTTCCATCAAAATAGAATTACGTTTCCGGAATGTCATTTCGTCGTACGTTCCGGATTCTAGGAACGAAAACAATCTTTCTTGCTGCACATCGAGTTCTTGAAGATTTCCTTTTATTTCCGAAACTTCTTCGTTGTATCTCTGTAGTGCGATGTCAATCCCGGAATCAATTTTAATCTGAAAGTCTCTTGCATTTTCTTTTAGTGCATCTATGATAGCATTGTATATTTCCTCAAACGGAACAGAACGTGATCCGCAGTATCTTCGATTTGCGCACATCAATCTTGCCTCACCGCGTCCTGGGTGATATATCATAGCACGACCGCAGCTGCATTTTAGAATTCCTACCAAAGGATTTGTCACCCCTTTGCCCATCTTTGTTTTAGGAAGATTTCCGAGGCGTTCTTGCGCAGCATAAAATCTTTCTTCTTGGGTGATCGCAGGCTGTTTTCCATCAAAAATTCTTTGTGGGGCAGTCCTATGACGTGATACAACCACTTTCCCGTCAACCAGTTTTTCAACCATCGGACGTCGTCCAACTGAAATTTTACCTATATAAATAGGATTCGAAAGAATGTGTCTGACTGCATCTGTTGAGAAATGTTCTGCTTTTCTTGGTTTTATTCCCATGTTGTTTAATTTAGCTGCAATTCCATACAAGGACATTTTTAAGTCCACGAACCAAGAGAAGATTTTATCAACTATTGGTGCTTCTATTTGGTTAGGCTTCAGCGTTTTTCTGCGACGCTTGCCGTCCATAACGTAATCAATGTCATATCCAAACGGCGGAACGCTTCCAAGGTACCAACCCTCTGATGCAGACAGTTTTCGCCCGCGCGCCATGACTTCTTTCGCGTATTCAAGGTAATCACGCCCGCGTAGCAGTTCGTCTTGAAACATCTTTTCGTCAAACTTATCCCATAAGTCAAATATTTTCATTGGTGTAACGATCGTTGTGCGGCTGTATTTGAACGCCTGCATCAAACGACCGCAGTCCATTAAATCGCCCCTAGAAAGACGCTGCGGGTCAACGACCAACACAGATTTTACGTCAGACGATTCAATTCGTTTCAATAGTATCTGCATTTCCGGTCGTGTGTGAATCTTTTCTCCGGATACGACCTCACGATAAATTTGACTTTCCGGAATTCGATAACCATATGCTTTTTCTGCGTATTCTTGAAGCATTGTCTCATGCCTTGATAGCACTTCTTCCACAGTCTCGTATGGGTTATCTGAACGAGACTTCCGTAAATACATCAGTACCATGTTATTTTCCTCTTACCAACACCTTGAACAGGCAGTATATCCTTGCGCTTCTGCGTCACTTAGATCTATTGCAATGCAGCTTTGGCTTAAATATTGACACCCGTACCTATGATACTTAGAACCAGTATTTGTTACATACACAGTTTCTTCGGCATAGTCGCTGTAGCTATCTTCTTCGTTCCAAACATTATATTGTGGTATAGGTTCACACTCAATTTTAGCAGATCTCCATTTGCTTAGTCTGCTGCTCTCAAAACTCTCATCACGACTGACTGCTTGAACCTTATAGTAATATCTTTGACCAACTTCTACATCCGTATCTTTATAACTATCATCGTATGTATCATGTTCCCATACGCAAGAGTCTTTTTCTGTCCCCCTATATATTGAGTAGTGATCCGCGTTTTTTATACTATTCCAATTTAGTGTAATTCCCCAAGCATCACTAGATATGTTTTTTATCTTCGGACGGTTTAGTTTTATAGCTTCAGATTCAACAACTTTATCATCAATCTGGCTTGTTGCATCTGTTTCTGGATATGCTGTCATGTATCCAACAGAGAATGATATAAAAACAGTCATAGCCCACGTTAAGGCTTTTTTCCATTTCATAGTGTCCCTCCTAAATCAAATGTCTAATTGCTTCAATCTCTCCGATTGGCATGTCGCTGTCGAAGTCGTTATGAGCAATATGTGCGATCTCGTGTCTGATTGTACGTATTTGAGCATCTTCCGATAGATTCTCGTTTATTACAATAGTGTAATAATTTTCGCCATCCTCGTACCTGCAAAGAACAGCACCGCGAAAATCGCAGTCGAATGGTCTAAATACGATTTTCACATTTTCCTCCAATACATCACCTCATTTCAAGTCTTTCAATAAGTTATAAAAAGCGTCCAAGCGCTCTTTAGACATTCCCTTTGCCACGTCAAAGATTGCCCGCAGTTCTTTGTTCTTTTGAAGTTCTCTTGCGATCTGTTCTGTCTCATCGTCATAATAGCTATCTTTAGATGTACCGCTATCTACACCAGTAAGAATGTAATCGGTAGATACTCCGAAGTATTCCGATAGTTTCAACAAGTTTTCATATGTCGGAGTGCTTTTCTTCCATTTATATGCATGCCCTTTTGTCATATTGTTGTCTATTTCCATTTGCTGAATCGTAGTTCCCTTGCCCTTGCATAATAATTTCAATCTTTCATATACGTCCATTTTTTTCTCCAATCATACATAAACTTTTGCGTATAAAGTGTTGACATACGCAAAATTTTGTGTATAATAAAGATATAGACGCAAAACTTTACTGAAAACAAAAAAGATATACGCAATACATTCTTGATTATTTAGTGTGGTTACTTGAATAATAGAATAAATTACGTAAGTTGTCAATGCTTTTTCGTAAAGTTTTACGCAAAATAATGCAGAGGTGAGGTATGGAAAAGAAAACAAAAGAAGAGCATGCCATAGATTTAATAAAATTTGGCATGCAGTTCTGGGAAAATCCTTTGGCACAGGAATATATATTACTTTCCGCAAGGCAAATAGCGAAACCCGCTTTTTTTCTCGGAGTATTTACAGGGATTAGCGGAACAGTGCTCGGAATATGTTTATTGAAGATTCTGTTGCGATAAGAAAGGAGAACAATAACACCATGAAAAGCATGTTGAAAACAGCCCAAGAAGAACAAGAAGCTGCTCAAAAAGCATTTGAACGGCGAAGAGCGATAATCAGATATACGCTTTCGTTGTCAAGCCTTGCGATATCAGTAACAGCGCTGATTATAGCGCTACGCTGATCGTAAGAGAAATGATGGAAACTATGATAGCAATAACCGATATGCTTGTGGGGAACCAAAATCGAAAGTCGTCTTTACGCTTTTCTGATAAAAACGATTCACCTTTAGCTGTTATCTCTGCAAGATATGGTTTTCCTACAATTCTTGTATGGTATCCAATCGAAATCAAGCCCTCTTGGTATAAAAATCGATATTGCTTCATATAGGATAAATCGTTTTCATGACCGCTTAAATCTACGGATCCATCTGCAATAGTTTTCAATATTGAAATTTGTTCTTTTGAATAATGTTTCATGTTATCACCTCAAAAGCATTATAGCAAAAAATTACGAAAGGAGAAATGATGATTTACGAAAACATTAGGTACTACGCCAAAAAGCGCGGCATTTCGATTTCGGAGTTGGAACGTCAATCAGGTCTTGCAAGAGGTCATATTGGAAAATGGGAATCAAAAAGCGAACCGACTATTTCAACCCTGCAAAAGGTCGCTGACGTTTTAGGCGTAACAGTTAACACGCTGCTTCGGGAAAGGAAAGAGTAATGGTAGTTATTCATGGGGAAATCAAGAGAACCCCAAAACTAGAAAAAGCGATTGCAGAAGTGATTCTGCAGCTGGAGGCAAAATGTACAGAAAAACAGGCGGCGGCATCTTAGGCGCCATAGACAAAATCAAAAAGCCTTTAGGCGGTATCTTGGCAACGGCTGCAATCATAACGATGCTTGGCTTTGCCGGACATGATGACCTAGAGGAAGCACAGTCTAAATCACATGTAACTCACCAAGTCGAGTTAAAACGTGAGTTAAAACGTGAGTTAAAACAAGAACCTAAACAAGAATGGAAAACTCTTGGAGAGTTCAAGGTAACAGCATATTGTAGCTGCCGGAAGTGCTGCGGAGTATGGGCTGATAACAGACCGAACGGCATCGTCTATACAGCATCCGGCGAAGTAGCCGAAGCGGGCAAGACAATCGCTGTTGATACTTCGGTTATCCCATTCGGTACAGAGGTCAGAATCGGAGACACTGTTTATACAGCACAAGACACTGGTTCAGCAGTCAAGGGAAACGTCATAGACATTTACTTTGACAGTCACGAAGATGCTGTAAAACATGGTGCCAAACGCTTAGAAGTAGAGGTGAGAAATGAATAAAAAAAGGAACGCCAACGAGGGGCAATTCCAAAATAACCAAGAAAACTATAACAGACAATCACTAGAAAGTCAAGCTATGACACTGATTAAGTCTGCTAACGAGCAGAATCCAGTGACGCGTAAAAAACTGGCAAGGCACTTAGATGTTGACGACAGGACAGCAAGGCTTGTGATTGAGGTTCTTAGACACAACGGCGAACGTATCATCGCACATGAAAAGGGCGGCTATTTCTACGCAGAGAACGAAAAACAGTACCGCAGATGGCGCGACAGCATTACTGCTAGAATTCGTAACATGAACCACATGCTGCAGAAAATGGACGGTGACAGAAAATGATATGGAGATCAGATAGCCCCGCTTCCGATGCAGAGCGATGGGAATACGAAAAAGCCCACGCATACGATAACAGACCAATCTGCTCTGAATGCGGCGAACATATCCGTAGCGATTACGGATACTGGTTCGGAAAGAAGCTAATCTGCCAAGACTGCCTAGACAGCAACAAGGAAAGGATGGATACATACGATGATTAAAGCTAAAAACGAAATCGTTAAACTTAGAGGAAACGCAATCGATCTGTTCTGCGAGTTAGAACTCATAACTAGAGCGCTCAGATGTGAACTTAAGGAAGAGGTAACGGAGGAAATCTTTGATGCCATGTTGCAAACGATCTGCGATTACTCAAAAAATACAGACGAACAGCTCATAAAAAAATTGAAATAACTTCGTAAGGAACGCAGAAAAGTTACTTCAAATAATAATTAAAAACTTTGTCGAGGAGAACGAACATGAATAAACTAATAAAAATTCAAAAGGAACTGAAAGCCCCAAAGTGAATTCGGATACTGGTTTGGCAAGAATCTAATTTGCCAAGATTGCTTAGACAGCAACAAGGAAAGGATGGATATATACGATGAATCTTGAATTATACGAAAAGTTCCGCAAGGTGCCGGAAACAGCAAAGAAAAACATCGGCGGCGGCAGACTTAAAGGAATGACTGACATCAATCCAATGTGGCGAATCAAAACACTCACCGAAGCATTTGGGGTCTGCGGCTTCGGATGGTATTACGAAATTGTAGACCAGTGGCTTGAGACGGCAATGGCGAAAGACGAGATTACAGCGAATGTAAAAATAAACCTTTATGTTAAGCAAGGCGACGAATGGAGCAAACCGATTGTGGGAATCGGCGGCTCAATGCTTGTAGCGAATGAAAAGAATGGGCTGTATGTGAACGATGAATGCTACAAAATGGCTCTGACGGACGCTATCTCCGTCGCTTGCAAATCCCTCGGAATCGGTGCGGATGTCTACTGGAACAAAGACAACACAAAATACAATGACAGCAAAAAAGAGAATCAAGAAGCTACATTAAAAGCAAAAACATTAACTTATCGCGAAAAACTGATTATCTACTTAAAGGAAAGCGGTTTATCATTTGCCGAAGTGGCAAAAGATTACGGCTTGAACGGATCAACAACAGAAGAACGTTTCGCGGAGGTTCTGAAAGATTTGGAGGGTAAATAATGCAGGACGTAACAAAGGATAGAGATAAATACATCGGCGGCAGCGACATCGCGGCGATTCTGAATATCTCTAAATTCAAGACCCGTTGGCAGCCTCTGAAAGAAAAAGCCGGAGTTGAGGAACCGTCTTTTACCGGAAACGTCTATACGGAATACGGAAATGAACTCGAGCCTAAAATCCGAGCCTATATTAACGATCAATGTTCGACGAATTTCGTTGAGGGAAAAATCATAAATGGCTATCTTAGATACCACGCTGATGGCGTGGACTATGACAAGGGAATGGTTCTTGAAATAAAGACCACTTCCAGAATCCATGAGGATGTCAAAGATTACGACTATTACCTTTGCCAACTGCTTATGGGAATTGAAATGTACGGATATGAAAACGGAATTTTGGCGGTGTATGAGAGACCGAAAGACTTCGACGAAGAATTCGATTCAAATAGGCTTACGCTTTACGACATTAAAAAATCTGACTATTCCGCATACATAGAACACATCAAAGAAGAGGTTGAACGCTTCCGGTCAGACTGGATGAGACTGATGGAAAATCCATTCACGACAGAAGAAGAATTCCAACCGAAAGAGATTGTTGAGATTGCGGATAAAGTATTCATTTTAGAATCGCAAATTGAAATCTATAAGGCAATCGAAAAAGAGTACAAGGACGCAAAGGAAAGCCTTAAGGCAGGCATGGAAAAGTACAACATCAAGACGTGGACGAGACCAAGCGGAACAAAGATAACGCTTGTTCCGGACGGAGAACAGACCACAGAGAAAAAATTCAACGAAAAGCAATTCAAAGAAGAACACCCTAAACTTTACGAAAAGTATTGCGAGGAAGTAACCAAGAAAGGCAAGGCGGGATATGTGAGAATCACCGCAGGGAAAAAGTGAACGGATTCGATTTAATGAACGAACTTCAAACCAAAACACAGCAGCTTGACACGTCAATCAAAATGCTTCGAAAGACAGGTACGGCATATGCAGAAGCGGAGCGAGACTATAAGGTTTTGCTTCGGCAAGAGTGCCTGAAACTTCGCGATGATGGCATGGCAATCGGAATGATTGACAAGACCGCTTATGGTATTCCTGCGGTAGCAGAAGCAAGATTTAAGCGAGATATTGCAGAAGCCACCTATAAGGCAAACCAAGAGGCGATCAATTCGATCAAGTTGCAAATCAGAATTATTGACGGTCAGATTTCAAGAGAATGGGGGCACTCAAATGGCTAAATCAATTTTGCAAGACACAAAAGAATGCTTTGTGTGCCGGACTACACAAGATTTACAGCTGCATCATGTGTTATACGGAACATCAAACCGAAGACAGGCTGATAAGTACGGCTTAACTGTATGGCTTTGCCTCCGGCATCACACAGGAGATCGGGGCGCACACTTTGACAAGGGCTTAGATCTGAAGCTAAAAGAAATGGCGCAGGCTAAATTTGAAGAAACACACACAAGAGAAGATTTTATTAGAATTTTCGGGAGGAACTATCTATGAATAACGTAATTCTGATTGGCAGGCTTGTTAGAGAACCGGAGTTGAGATACACATCCGGCTCGCAGATGGCAGTATGCCGCTTCACCTTGGCAATCGACCGCAGAGTGAAGCAGGGCGAGGAAAAGAAAACAGATTTTCCGAACATTATCTGCTTCGGCAAGACTGCCGAGAACTGCGAAAAATTCCTTGCCAAGGGAAGAAAGGTCGCAGTGCAAGGCAGACTGCAAACAGGAAGCTACGAAAAGGACGGTGTAAAGCACTATACCACAGACGTAATTGCGGATAACGTTGAATTCCTCGAATGGGGCGAAAAAAACGGCGAGAACGCAAAAGAGAGCCGTTCAGAGACTGTTCCGGAAGGCTTTGAGGCACTGGACGAGGATGTACCATTTTAGAGGAGAGACATGAACGTAGGACACAGCGAGGAAGAATATCATACAGTAAGAGATCCGAGGAAAAGAACGCTAATCATCTACGGAAAACTGGCAGGGCTGAACGATTACACAAAGGCTTGCAGAACGAATAAATTCGTCGGAGCGCAGATGAAAAATAAAACGGAAACGTTGATTCTGACATATATCGGCAAGCAGAAAATCGGACGTTTCCGCGGGAAAGTGAAGTTAAACTTTCGGTGGTACGAGCCGAACCGCAAAAGAGATTTAGACAACATCTGCTTTGCGAAAAAATTCATTTTGGATGCTCTAGTATCTTCCGGAACGATCGAGGCTGATGGTTGGCGATGCGTAATCGGCTTCACTGATGAATTCTTCGTTGATGCGAGGAATCCGAGAATCGAGGTAGATATAAATGAGCAAGGGATGGGTTCCGATTAGCCGGCAGATTCAAGATCATTGGCTATGGAAAGATAGACCATTTGATAAAGCCAGGGCGTGGATTGATTTAATTCTGCTAGCTAATCACGAAGAAACAAAAGCACCAGTAAATAACGAAATTGTAACCTATGAAAGGGGGACAGTCACAACAAGCATAACTGCATTGGCGGAACGTTGGGGGTGGAGCAGACACAAAGTCCGAGATTTCATAGACCTACTAAAACGGGACAGTATGTTGACCAGTAAAAGGACAGCAAACAGGACAGTCATAGTGCTTGAAAATTACGCATTATACAACGATATAGCGTCTGAAAAAGGACAGCAAAAGGACATTGAAAGGACAGCAAAAGGACAGTCTGCGGACACAAACAACAATGATAACAAGTTATTTAATAATAATAATAACAAAAACGCGCGCGCGCGTGAGGGATTTGTTGCACCTACCCTAGAAGAGGTGCAAGCCTATTGCGCAGAACGAAACAACAACGTAGATGCACAGCGGTTTGTTGATTATTACACAGCGAACGGTTGGATGGTAGGACGGAACAAAATGAAAAACTGGCAAGCGGCGGTCAGAACGTGGGAGAGACAGGGAACGGCTGAGAATGTTCGCCACCCTACAAGAACGCAGAGAGGTTTCTGCGAAACACCTGTTACTGATGACTTAGACGACTTGTTCTAGGAGGACGGCGTGAAAAAATGCGAAAAATGCGGAGAGCCGCTAGAGTACGAGATTACGGTTTTGGGGGCTAGGCAGAAAATAAGCTGCATTTGCTCTTGCAGGAAAAAGGAACTCCAAGAGAGAGAAGAACGCGAAGCAAAAGCAGAACGCGAACGAAACAGAATGATATGCTTCAACGGTTCAAGCCTAAAAAACTGCACGTTTGAAAATTCCGACGATTCCAGGTACATGCAAATTGCCAGAAACTATGCAGATCATTTTCGTGACCTTGCGAAAATGGGTAAAGGATTGCTGCTTTATGGAAACGTAGGGACCGGAAAAAGCCATTTGGCAGCTTGTATTGCAAATAAGCTAATAGACCAAGGTTATAAAGTCCTGATGACAAATTTTGCAACAATCATCAATCAGCTTCAAGCGTCGTTTGACGGACGAAAAGAGTACATAGACAGCCTAAACAGGTATGCGCTTCTGATGCTGGACGACCTTGGAGCGGAGAGAAACACAGAGTATATGCAAGAGCAAGTATTCAACATCATAGATTCAAGGTACTTGTCCGGACTGCCGATGATTGTCACAACGAATCTGACATCAAGCGAACTGAAAAAGCCGGACAACATTGGATCCGGAAGAATTTATGACAGAATATTGGAACGATGCCACCCGGTAGAGGTCAGCGGCGTATCTATGCGTCGAAAAAAAATCAAAGACGATTTTACGGAGATGGAAAGGATGTTGAAATGTGAAAAAGGTTAAGTGCGAGATTTATAGAGATTCAATGCAAAATTACAAGAAATATTCAATACCACCGGCACAACTGATTATTGCAGACGTGCCGTATAACGTAGGCAATAACTTTTACGGAAGTAACCCGATGTGGTACAAGGGTGGTGATAACAAAAACGGCGAAAGCAAGCTTGCCGGAAAGTCTGCGTTCAATTCAGACTTTAACTTCAACCTGTATGAATATTTCCACTTTTGCCACAAAATGATGAGGAAAGACGACACAGGAAAACAGAGCAGAGGCAGGAGCAGCAACAGTCCTTGCATGATCGTGTTTTGTTCGTTTGAGCAACAAGCAACGCTGATAGACGCGGCAAAGAAACACGGATTCAAAAACTACATTCCGCTTGTGTTTATTAAGAATTATTCTCCGCAGGTGTTAAAGGCGAATATGCGCGTGGTTGGAGCAACGGAATACGCATTGCTTTTATACAGAGATAAGCTGCCGAAATTCAGAAACGGATTACAGGTTGACGAAAACGGAAAGAACATCAGAGGAACTGGAAAAATGGTGTTTAACTGGTTCACGTGGGAGAAAGACGGAAAAGAAATTCCAAAGATTCACCCAGCGCAAAAGCCGGTGAAGATTCTAAAAAAACTAATAGAGACATTCACTGATCCAGGAGATGTAGTCATAGATCCATGTTGCGGCAGCGGATCTACGCTAAGGGCAGCAATGGAACTCGGAAGAAGCGCATACGGATTTGAAATCGACAGAAATTTTTACAACGAAGCGAAAAACAGAATGCTTGTGCTTCCGGAAGACCCGCAGATTGAAATGGAGATGTAAACAATGAGCAGAAGAGAAACAGGCGCAGAAAAGCCGGAAGACCCAAAATGCAAATGGTTGGAAGACGAGGTTTGTTGTAACGGAGATTGTCCGATGGTAGGAGATTTTCCGCATGATGCTTGTATAGTTTGTAAATGGTGGGAGAATGAAACGTTATAAATTCAAGTGCCGGCGGGACTGGAACACATACTTAACCAACTTCGATTTTTACGCCGTACAAAGCATTGCAGACAGTCAGACTATTTACATAATGGACGGTGAAGAGTTTGCAATACTACGGCATAAAGACGGGGCTAGATGGAAGATTGAAGAAACGCCGAAGATTGCCGCAAAGATACCGTTTCGGGAAATCAGAGACGAGATATTGGCGATTTACGAAGATATCAAAGACCTAAACAGGATGCAGGTCAATTACGGAGGTAAACAATGAAAATTAAAGGAATGGATAAAGATATGAAATGCCGAGGCTTTCAGTTTGAAATCGGCAAAGAGTACAAAATAGAACATGACGGAAAGCCGTTGGAATTGTGCAGCGATACGGTTTTCCACTATTGCGACAGTCTACAACAAGTACACGAACACTATTCTTGCAAGGAACTGAACAGATTTTTTGAAATCGATGTTTTAGGAGAAGAAGTGACAGACGGAGAGAAATGCGGAAGTGACCATATTAAGATTGTCCGTGAGATTACGGGCAATGAATTAGCTGCTATGAAAGGCATGGTAAACGGAAATACTGGACTATTCAACACAGGCAACAGGAACACAGGCGACAGGAACACAGGATACAGGAACACAGGCGACTGGAACACAGGCGACAGGAACACAGGCAACAGGAACACAGGATACAGGAACACAGGCGACTGGAACACAGGCGACAGGAACACAGGCAACAGGAACACAGGATACGGGAACACAGGATACGGGAACACAGGATACAGGAACACAGGCGACAGGAACACAGGCGACTGGAACACAGGATACGGGAACACAGGATACGGGAACACAGGATACAGGAACACAGG